TAGACATTCAGCTACCAATGTCAAAGCCTGAATATAAATCTATGTTGGCTAATATCAAAGAACATGCTCCTGCTATACGACAGGCATCAAGCAACTTCTATAAGTCTCACTCACAGATGATGAGTGTAACACTAGACGTTACAGCTATCACACCTATACGTTCTATTAAGCACAGTCTGGCTGAAATAGAAAAAACTAAGTCTGCACTACAAGAATCTTACTTTAAGATGAAGAAGGATGAAGTAAAACTAAAAAAGCTAGAACGTAAGCTATTAAAAGAAACTGACCCACTAGAACGAGAGATGCTAGAGATTAAGATAACAGAGAAGCAAGCACAGGCTGCAAGCTCTCGTGGTTATGTCGAAGGTGCAGTACGTAAGTTAAACTTCTTTACTAACCAGTACGACAACCTGATGGAGAAGATAGGTAAAGAAGAACTAACAGAAGAAGACTACGAGTTAGAAGAAATCAAGTACCACATTATGACCTGTATGAAACAAGCATTGAATAGTGCAAGACCACGTAACGGTGTCATTGATGAAGGTAACATGATTTACTTGTTTGACTTAGGTATCAATGCAGCACAGGCACAGGCTGAAGTGTTTGCTTACCTAGAGTGGGAAAACAAATTAATACAAGAAGGTAAAGCACCAGAGCATCAGCACACAGTAAAGTGGTTAGAGGCTTGTGCAGATAAGTGGGCGCATTGTCCAGGTGACTTTGCTAACAGTCGTGGATTTAACATACTAGATAAAACATCTTTAACAAACACACCACAGCTAGAGGATAAGACAGATGGCTGACATTACACCAGAGCAACTAGAGGATATGCTAGATCGTGCCGCTAAGAAAGGTGCGAGTGCAGCATTGCGTGAGATAGGTTTGCAGGATGAAGATGCAGCTAACGACATCAGAGATATGCGTGGTTTGTTAGAGGCATGGAGATACACTAAGAAAAGCATATGGGCTACGACAGTAAAGATGGGAACCGTAGCCGTGTTAACATTTTTAGCTACAGCAGTTTGGATGACGTTTAAATAATATATACCAAGAGTAGGGAGAGGACTCGTGGACCCAGTTACCATTATTGGTGGTGCGACTGTTGCGTTTAATGCGCTAAAGAGAGGCTTTCAAGTAGGCAAAGATCTACAAGATATGTCAGGACAGTTGACCCAATGGGCAGGTGCTATGAGTGATCTGTCCTACGCAGAACAAAAAAATAAAAACCCTCCGTGGTGGAAAGCACTTAACGGACAGTCTGTTGAAGCGGAGGCTTTGGCTATATTTACAGCTAAGAAAAAAGCTGAAGCAATGCGAAAAGAGCTAAAAGATTGGATTAGTTTTAGCATGGGGCCATCTGCATGGGATGAGCTTATAGCCACTGAGGGCAAGATACGTAAACAAAAGAAAGATCAAGAGTATCGTAAAGCAGAAATACAAGAGGCAATAGTTACTTGGACGCTTTCAATACTAATAATACTAACTGGGGCAGCAATGCTAGGTTTCATAATATACATGGTGACATAAATGGCTAAGTTTAAAGGTTTTACAGATCAACAAACACATCAACTGCTAAGTGAGCTTGGCTACGATGGTCCTGTAGATAAAGAGATGATGGATGCTTTTGTAGCAGCTACACCATCTGCTGCATCCATGCTAGGCCGTTATAACGAAATGGCTAGAGATCGTATTGAGGGTAGGCCAATGTCTATGGGATTTTTCCCTGGTGGTCAGATACCAGATTGGGTAGATCCTGCATATGCCTACGATCCTTCTAGACCACGTAAGCCTAACACTGCAGAACTAGCTGCTGCTCTTGCAGGTATTAAACCTAAAGATAATCCTGATTATAGGAATGATCCAACGTATAAAGAAAAGGTTGAAAGTGGTTTAGGTAGAGAGCTTTTGTATGGTACGACAGGAGTACATGCAGACATTCGTAATTGGGATGCTATTATGGCTGCTCCTGATATTGAACTTGCTGCTAAAACAGCTTCAGGTCAAGCGTTAACACACAGACTTCCTAATACTAATGTGGTTAGTAAATCAACTTCTGACCCAGATCAGATTGGAAAAATTAATGAACAAGGGGAGCAAATAGAATACTTTAACGTTGGTCAAACATTTGATAGACCTACTATAGTTGAAACAGCTTTAGGTACGTTTGCCATAGTTGATGCAAATGGACAGACATTACGTGGCTACGACACATTAGAACGTGCTCAAGAAGCAGGTGAACTGTTTGGTGTTGGGTTAGATACATCAGGAACTAATTTTTTATTAGACTCGTTACCGTCAAACAGATTTGTTGAAGGTTACCAAGGAGTATCAGATCCTGTTGGACCAGCCACGCCACCACCTGGTGCAATAACTACAACAGAAGATGATTTAAAACAAATTACGGAAGGAACTGACACACCGCCAGATCTTACAGGAACTCCATTAGATCCTTCTTTACGTACTGATTTAACTACAACACAACAACAGCAACAACCCGGTGTTACATTTATGTCTGGTCAAGGTCAGACACAATTAGATCAGGCACAGCAAGCATACGCTGATGCACAGAAAACATTAACAGATGCACAGCAAGCGTTTAACAATCTTACAAATCCGTCTAACTTATACACTAATTTAGAGGAAGTAAAACAAGGAGTTTTAAATAGCGACTATAATGCTGGCACTGATGGTGTCCATCATCCAAAAGTAAAACTTGATGCAGAGATGAACGCAGTCTTGCAGATTATGTTTGATTACCCTGCAATAAAATCTAATACTGAACTAGAGCTTAAAAAGATAGGAAGTTTTTATCATATTATTGCACCTTCGCTAGGCCCAGATTATAAAATAGATTTACGGCATAGGGAAGAAAAGTACGCACTAAGTAAAGTAAATATGCTTAAAGCTATGCTTAAAGGTTCTGAATCTATAATCAGCAATGCAGAAAAAACAAGATTAACAAACGAGTATAATGCAGCAAAACTAAACTTGGAGAATGCACAGTCTCTCATAGAAACTACTTACGGAGACTTACAGGCTGCACAGGAACGCATGAAGGTTACTGATATACCTAGTGTAGCAGAATCTTTAGCGCAGACAATAAGCTCACCTCAGACACTTGTAACTAAACAAGATGTATCTTTACTTAAAGTAGAGAATGGTCAACTTATAGATAAAGGCACAGGTGAAGTAGCTAGTATAGATGATATCATTGCAGCACAAGCAACACTTGCAGATGCAGTAAACTCACCATCAGTTAAGGCAGTTCGAGGCTATCTAGCTCGAATGTCTCCAGATGAAATAAATATGAAATACCCACCTGCACCTGTAGGAACCCCTGAAGAGGATTTAGTTGAGTATGTAGCTAGACAACAAGCACAGGTGGCACAGGATGCTACAGATGCAGCAGCAGCTATCTACAATGCCTACTTGTCTCAAGCAAAAGTTAGAACTGCACTAGAAGAGTTTGCAGCCAAGACAGGCACACTGTCTGATGACGCTATAGCTAAAGCTGCCACTATGCCACCAGAAGAGTTGGCTCAGTTAGACTTAGATCCTAAAACTTTAGAAGAAATAAGAGAAGTACAAAAAATAACTAGAGAGATTCAGGAGGGTGAACTACCTGATCCAGCTACCTTTGATGAGATTGTACAAGCTCCAGATCAACAGATTACAGAACCTGTAGAAGAAGTAGATGCTGCTAAGTTTGCAACAGATACACCTATAGCCACACCTCAAGTTGATTACACATTACCACCTACACAGACAGCTACTGCAGAGGCTACACGAGTAGAGAACGCTGCAGAGTTTTCTGAGATAGCAAATGCACAACAAAAACAGACAGAGTTTGTACCTGACATAACAGCAGAACAAGCGTCAGTTGTAGATGCAAATGAAATAGTAGATGTAAACAACATACTAAATACAGAAGAGATTGTTGTAACTGGACAAACACTCAGTGGACTAAACGAAGCAGCTACACTAAAAGCACAGACTGCTACATTCTCACAACAGCTAGAGGCACAGTTTGCTAAAGGTGAAGTTAGCCCACAGTCTACAGTATCTTTTCAATTAGAAAAACTTATGGACTCTTTCAACGATGGCACACCTGCATGGGCTGCAGGAGCACTACGTAAAGTAAACGAAGTCATGAACGCTAGAGGTTTAGGTGCTAGTTCTATGGCAGGGGCAGCTATGATACAGGCTGCTATGGAGAGTGCCATACCAATAGCACAGGCTGATGCATCTATCTTTCAAGCTATGGACATGGAAAATGTTCGTAACAAACAAGCTGTAGCTTTAGCTAACGCTGCTGCTGCACAGAGGTTTGAGCTAGAAAACCTAACTAATAGACAATCCACTGCAGTGCAAAACAGTATTAACAATGCTAACTTACAGCTAACAAACTTGAGCAATACACAAGAGGCTGTGTTGGCACAGGCACAACTAAGGGCTGGTCTAAGAAATCAAAACCTTAGTGTGTCACAAAACATTGCATTAGCAAATGCAGGTAGGTTTGCAGAAGTAAATAACTTAAACTTAACTAACAGACAACAGGCATCCATACTAGAATCCACACAGGCACTAGAAGTAGATCTTACCAACTTGTCAAACGCACAACAAACTGCGCTGGCTAACTTACAAGTAAAAGCATCTATGATGGGGCAAGAGCTTACTAATGAGCAGCAGGTAGCTATTCTTACAAGCACACAGGCATTTGAAACAGAGATGCTAAACGCTACAAGTAAACAACAAGCTTTCTTACAGGATGCTACATCCACTGCAGCTATGCAAGGTAGAGCCTTAGACAACAGACAACAAACATCTCTGTTTAACGTATCTAATCAGTTACAAGAACGTGAACTAGAACTAAACAACGAACAACAAGTTAGACTGTTTAACATGAGTAATAAGTTAAACATTGAAGTAGAAAACTTGTCTAACCGTCAACAGACTGCACTAGCTAATGCACAGATAGAAGCATCCATGCGTGGGCAAGAACTTACTAACGAACAACAAGTAAATGTAATACGTGCAGAACGTATAGCTGAGATAGCTAACCTGCAGTTCAGTGCAGATCAGAATCGTGTGTTACGTAACTCAGAACTAGTGCAAACCTTTGACTTGACTAATGTGACTAATGCACAAGCTAAACTATTAGCGGATGCAGCAGCACTAACACAAGTTGATGTAACTAACCTGTCTAACGAGCAACAAGCAGCGCAACAAAAAGCCAATGCGTTTCTACAGTTAGACTTATCCAACATTGACAAGCTACAACAGATGGAGTTGTTTAAAGCGCAAGAGTCAATACAAAGTATCTTTAGTGATCAGGGTGCATCTAATGCAGCATCACAGTTCAATGCAGCTAGTCAAAATCAGATCAGACAGTTTATGATGAATCAAGATTCTCAAGTAGATATGTTTAACAATACACAGATGAATGCTATGAACCAGTTTAACGTTGGTGAACTAAATGCTATCGCTAGATTTAATCAAGAGATACAGAATCAGCGAGACATGTTTAACGCACAGAATCAACTTGTTGTAGCGCAAGCTAACACACAGTGGAGGCAGAACATAGCAACAATAAACAACGCATCCATTAATGAAGCTAACATGCGTGAGGCTATGGCAGCTAACAATCTAACAGCACAAGGTATTGCTGAGTTGTGGCAGCAAGAGCGTGACTTAATGAACTACGCATGGCAGACAGCAGATAATGAGCTTGAAAGACAAAACAAGTTAGCTATTCAAAATATTAGTGCTGATGCAAGTTCTAGCGCTGGTTTAGCTGGCGCAGCAGGAAGTTTCTTAGGCACAATAATTAACGGTATGGCAAGAACAGGTACAGGTCTTTTTGCAGGTGGTAAACCTGCCGCAGGCGGTTAATTAAAAAATTATAAAAACAGGATAATAAGACATGTTAGATTTTGAAACCTTTGTAGCAACAGTTATAAAAGAAAAGTTTGCAGAGTTGGACGATACTGCAGCAGCAGCACGAGAGCAACAAGGCATTCAACAAATGGGTCTTGGCAATAGGGTTATAAGTAACACACAAATAGAAACAGAAGAATTACCATCAGCCGAAACACCAGTATCTACTTCCACTCGTGTTTTAAGTGATATGTCTGACCCATTATACTATCAGCCTGCTGAGTTCCCTACTCAAGAGGTTCGTGTGGACAACGCTCCTAGATTTAGCAATATAAATAAATCTACTGTGTTAGATATACTGAGTGCTAATCGTGATGGTCTAGAGAAGCAAGGCATAATTAAAATGCCCATGCGTATGTTACGACAGCCAGATCCAACGTTGGATATAGATGGACTACAAAGTAGAATACTAGACAAACTAGATTTAAGACCACCAGAGGGAAGTGTACAAGATATCCAGTACGGTGCAGAGTTACAAAAATTAGGAGATCCTCCTACAGATGAGGAGTCATTGGATAAAGAAAGTGTTCTTGGTCCTCCAACAACAACCGATGTAGAGATAGGATTAATGTCACGTCCAGTTGGTCCTAAAGATGTAGGAGATCCATTAGGAGAGGGAGATGCTATAGTAAGAGCTTTCTTTCAAGAGGAGAATGATACTAGCATAACGGATGCAGATGGCAACTTTTCTCAAGACGCTTTAGAAACAGCTTTAAAGAACGCAGTGCCTAATCCATATCAACAGGCTTTAACACTGGGTTTAATAAGAGTAGAGGTAGGAGATGACGGTCCAATAATAGAAAATACAGGATATAGTTTAAACAGAGCTTATGAAGTGTACAATGATGCAAGTGTTAATGCTGCATTAGCATCTCTACCACAAGCAGAACAAAATAGGCTTAAAAGAAATCGTGGTACACCCTCTAATGCTCTTGGACTAGCTATAATGGATATAAATTATGATGGAGGCAGTAATTACAGAGGTAGAGGGCTGGTTCAACTTACACATCGTAGAAACTATCAAGCCGTACAAGATCGTTTAGCGGCTAAAGGTATTAACATTGATCTTGTAGGAAATCCAGATTTAGCTCTTGATACCAGATACACCCTACCAATAACTTTAGCTTACCTAGAAATGAACGGATTGAATAGTCAAACAGCCTCTAAACTTTCTACGGATACTTTAAACGACTTAATAAACCCCGGTGCTTCTGCTGCAGTGGCTGAAGAAAGATGGGCTAATGTAGTTGAGGCTCTTGAAGCTGCAGGAGAAGAAGAAAAAGCAAGAGAGATGCAGTTAAGAAATGAGTATCAAGCTCAAAGAACAGTTCAAACTGTGGTTGATGGTAAAATTGGCGTGAACAGTTATGATGCAATACAACGTTGGGCAGGTGAGAGAAACTTAACTGTTCCTGAAGTCACACCAATTACTAAAACTTACAGGGGTGGCGAAAGAGCAGGAGAAACTTATCAGTCTTTTTCAGACGAGGATAAGATAAAACTAGCAATATTTGTAAATGAGAACACATAATGATGGGATTACCTTTAGAACTAATAACCATGCTTTTCTCCACTGTACTAGGTGGGGTGATGTCCATATGGGGGCAGTCTGTAAAAGCTAAAGAAGCTAACAACAAGATGCTTTTACAACGTGCTAACTTTAGAAAAGAAGCCGTAGCTGAAGCACGTAACGCTGGCAAAGATGACAAACACTTTGCTTGGACTAGAAGATTAATAGCATTAGGTGCAGTATTTAGCATTATTGTCTTGCCAAAACTAGTCGCAGTGTGGTATCCTGATGTCAGCGTTTATGTAGGATATACAGAAGCAACTGGCGGTTTTATGAACTGGTTGTTTGGGCCTGACGAAGCTATACAATGGAAGATGGCTAAAGGTTTTGTAATTACACCACTAGATACACACATCGTATCAGCCATAGTAGGACTATACTTTGGCGCTGGGTTTACTAAATAGGAAAAGAAAATGGAAGCAACAAATTTTGGAGCACCGATACCAGGAAACTCTCTATTCACTACACCTAGTGATGTACCGTGGGAGCGTCCATCTGAGTTAGATACAGTAGATGATGCGTTAGCCTACTACTTTACTAACCTGCGTGATCCTGAAATCATAGATGACGTTATGACTGTGGTTGACATGGGCATACCGTTAGAGCCTATCGTCAAGACTATGTATATGTCATCAGTTATGATGGGTATACACAACTTAGATGTAGGTCTTATTGTTGCACCTGTGTTGACTGAGTTCTTAGCAGCCGTAGCAAAAACATACGAGATAGATTTTAGATACGCTAATATTGATCCTCAAGAAGCTAGAAACGAAAAAGAACAACAGAAAGTAGAAATGATGTTGAGGACAGCCATAGACAAAGGCATAGAGGCAAGTGGAGAGGATGACAAGGGAGTTGCTTTACTAAAAGAAATGGCAGCTACTCTTAGAGATGAGGGTGAGATAGAGGAAGAAACAAAAGAAAATGTACAAGATGAGCCGCCTGAACCAGTAGAGTTACAGCTTGTCGAAGAGCAACCTGTTCAAGAGCAGGGTCTAATGGCAAGGAGAGGTATGTAAGATGGGATTTGATTGGAATGCATTTACAGCTAACTTTCTTAACACAGTTAGCACAGGTATAAATGAACGTCTTGAAGCTCAAGAAGATGAGAAAAAGCTGTTAGATAAAGAATACGAAGACGCCAGAGCCGTATTTAATAACCGTAAAAAATTAGTTGCAGGTAATATGATGCTTGTTGGTAAAGCTAGAAACTTAGGCGCTAACGACATGCAAATAAAAGCTGCTATATCTTCAGGAGAGGCCGGACTTGCTACCTTAGTTAAGGCTATGGAAAAGCACGTTATGAAAACAGGCAGAGGCACAATGACATTGCCAGAGGTAGATACATTGGTAGAAGGTGCAGAGCTTTTTGAAGAGGGTGATGTAAAAGATTTTTTAAGCAGATCTTATGGTTTAGAAAGAGAAATAGATACTGATTTAGAAGACGATAGAACCACACTACAAAAGTTGTTTGCATCTGGTGACACAAGAACTGCAGCTAAACTAGCATTTGGTAAAGACAGGGTTAGCATGATAGAACTTGCTCGACAGGATGCTTACGATAGCCTAGCTCCTGACAGAAGTTCAGTATATTTAACTACAGATCAGGCTAGAGTGTTTGACGTGCAACAAGGCATGAGAGACTTTAATAGAGAGATGGAGTTATTGCTTAATAATATAGAAAAAAGCAAAGCGTACTTAAATGCTAGTCTTCTACCTGATGTTGAACTACCTGACGGTAGTAAAATACCAGCAACTACAGCAGTGGTAGATCGTGCTAAAGCATTTATTATTGAAAAATATGTAAAACTAGGTGGTCAAACTTTTATTGATAATCTTAATCCTGAACTTTATGACATAGATCCATCTTTAATTGAGTTAGTGACTGATGGACTAGGTGTAGGAGGAAACAACGCTACATCTAAAGCATTGATAAAAGCTACAGCAGCAGACATGGGTACGCTGATAGAAGAAGTTAAAGGTAATATAACGTTAAAATATAATATTGATGCAGACGGTAAGATGCTAGGTAATATTACTTTTATAACTCCTAATGCAGAGGGAGGTTTACTAGAAAGAGAAATAGATCCAAATAATAAAGAACAAATAAAAGAACTAACTCAAATGGGTTTTAACTTTGACACAATGTATGAGGATGATGGAACTATAAAAGCTGCTATAAGTGCTATACCAGAGCCTAGCTTTTTATTTCCAGGTCAAGAGATAACTACAGAGGTGCTACCACCAGCACCCCTTGGTGGTCAAATGACACCATTAGCAGATGAGCGTAGAGATGACGATCCTGAAATAGTAATACCAGAGACTAAAGTAGATCCTAAAGATACAGCAAGTTTACTTGATGATTTTATAGCTTTCTCTAATGAAGGAGGGCTTTCTGGTAGAGCAATAAAAAGAAGAGAAGAAGAAAGAAGAAAAGAAAAAGCAGAGGCAGGAGAAACTGACGAAGAAAAAGAAGAGCCAATTGAAGAAGCACCAACAGATATTACAGTATATGGAATAACAAGTTTTGCTCAACAGAACTTTAGTATAACTCCAGATGGCAAGGTATACATTAATGATCGTATAACAAATAAACCTAAAGCTTTGGTTACAGATCAAGCAGTAATAGACGGAGTTCTAGAAAAGAATAAAGAGTTTGTAACTAATGCGATAATTACTTTTATTACAGATGCAAATGAAAAAGGTTTACTGAATGATAAAGCTAAACTAATGGGTTATTGGAAAAGGTTTTCAGCTAAGAACAGATTGACTCCTTACGTCATGAAACAAGTTGAAGAAGAACTAAGAAAACAATTGGATTTATAATGGCAGACGTTTACACAGGTAGTTTATTTGATTTAGTAGAGGGTAATCAAGGTACAGCTTTAACTGTTCCTCCTAAAAAAGTATACTCAGGTAGCATATCTAATCTTGTGCAAGGTGCTATAGATGGCACGTACAAAGAGGAAGAGGACGAAGATGTTATCTTTGACAGTAAAGTTCCTGACAAGAAACTAAAACTAGAGGATTTCTACAAAAGAGAAAACTTAAATATTATACGTGAGTATATGTCTAGAAACAAAGGCGATGACTATCGCACTATGGAAGATGACACTAAGCTAGTCAATGACTTTGTAGATCATATGCGCTGGTTCAATGCAAACACCTTGTCAACTGCAGGTGAGGTGCAGTTTGTACGTAAGGGCAGTGAAGCAGACAAAGCTGCTGCAGCAGATGCATATAGATTGTATGACAGTTTAGGCAACTTGTTTAACAGAGGAGAAACTTTATCTGGTAAAATAGACGGTATAAAAGATTATATCTTTGCTGCTGCTGCAGATCCATCAAACTACTTAGGACTTCTCACTGGTGGTATAGGTAAAGCAACCACACTAGGTGTGACAACTGCTAGTAAAAAACTAATTAAAGAAGCAGCTAACAGAGCATACAAAGAGGGTATTCGTAAGGGTGCTAACTCAAAGGCTATAAACAAAGCAATAAAAGAAGCACAAGATGATGTAATTGCTAAGATAGGTAAGGGTGCAGCTAGAAGTAAAGCAGGTAAACTAGCTCTTCAACAGGCTGCTATCAATACTAGAACAGAAGCATTTCGTAAGCTTGGATTTAGCTCTCTCAAAGAGTTTGAAAAAAGTAGATTAAAAAAGGGCAGGGTAGCAGAGTTAGCAGCCACGTTTGGTGCAGATGCTACAGTTGCCGCATTTCAAGACATAGCAATACAGGATATATACCTAGACGTAAACGTAGATGACTCTATAGATTCAATAAACAAAAAACAAGTGTTACTTAGTACAATACTAGGTGGAGCTATGGCTCCTGCATTCTCCTTGGCTGGCACTGGCATAGCTACCACATCTCGTAAGATAGGTAAGAAGACTAGCCTAGCGGATGCTCAAAAAGAAATGGCTATGCAAAAGTTTGCAACAAAAGGTGTAGTGGATGCAGCTATAGGTTTTGAAGCATCTAAGGTTATACGTCAGGGGTACAAGTCTTGGGCTAAGAAAGTAGAAGCAGGTAAAGAGATACGTGGTAATCAGATGATGCCAGAGGGTTTACTTGGTGAGATACTTCTAGGTCCAGATAAAGAGACAGGTCTTGTAGGATTGCTCAGAAAAAAAGGTATTACAGTAAACAAGGATACTTTTATATCAGACTTTCTAACAGACGTAATACGTGTGATGCCTGATAAAGAGTTTGCTGCTATATCAAAAGACTTTGAGAAAGCCACAGGAATACATTTAGGAGATGTCGCAGCAGCTAAAGTTAAACTAAGTGACGTAATAGCATCATACTCCAGTGGACTAGGTAAAGAGCTATCCATATTTGCTCAAGCTAAGAACAAGCTTAACGCTGGTGTTGTCATGGGCAATGATATAATTAATCAGTCGTTAGAACGTAAACAAATAAGAGATGCATTAGAGGATGGGATTCCTGGTTATTTCTTAGGTAAAGAAAAACAACCAAAGAAACTAATGTACTTCCAAAACGTTTGGCGTAGAGCACTTGTGTCCTCTGTGCCTACAACTGCAGCTAACATATTTGGTTGGTCACAGTATTACTTAGGCTCTACGGTAGCAGACATGTTAAACGGTGGTGCATTCTACGCTTATGGAATAGTCTCAGGTAATAAAGAAGCTCAAAGAATAGGCTCTGTGTATTGGAAGATACAGGGAGACAAGTTTAGAAACTTGGCTGATCCGTTTACTACGCATGACGCTTACATGAAGTTCTTAGATGAAAACAAAGATATAAGAAGCTTACTACATGAAACAGTTGGTGGTACTGGTGTAGAGATATCAGCAGATAAGTTTGACATAAATCCAGACAGTAAAGTATACAAAACAGTAGAGGGGTTTGTTGATGCCTCGACTAGACTGACAGGCGTTAGGGCGCAGGATACCTTTACTAAGTCGCAGATGTTTATGACAGAGTTAGACAAACAGCTAAGAATAAAGAACAACGTAAGTCTAGCTGAAGTTATGAGAACATACAATCTTAACGCTATAGATGAGGATGTGTTGGGATTAGCTGTGGACAGCACAATGAAGAGTGTTTTTTCTAAAGACTACACAACTATAGAGCAAGCTCCTGTGATTAGAAGCACAGCTAAGTTTGTTGAGAGTATATCTAACTTGCCTGTACTTGGTTCTATACTACCGTTTGGTAGGTTCTTTAATAACACGATAGCTACAGTGTGGCAGGTTGGTCCTGCAGGTTTGATTGCTCCTACTGCTGCTATCATGCGTGGTAAAGCAGACATAAAAACATCAGAGGCTTTTAGTCGTGCGATAGTAGGCACTACAGGTTTAATCTTAGCTGCTCGTATGGATCAAGAGAGGCAAGACAGGGCGTTAGAATCTACACAACTAGACGTAGGTGGTGGCACTACCATAGATACAAAGAATGCTTTTCCTATGTCTGAGTTCTTGGCGATGGGCAGACTGTTTAACCAGTTAGCAAGGCAAGGTAAGTTTGGTGGTATAGGTGAGGCAGATCCTACCACGAAAGATGGGATACCATACTTTGCTAAAGCTACACCTGAAGCACTAGAAGACGCGCTCGTACAAATAGGTGTAGGTCAGTTTGCTAAAGACATACAGTTTGGTAACGATATGTACAGAATACTGGACATGATGTTTGATGAAACAAATGGGGAGGCTGGTGCAGCAGAACTACAAAGACGTGCAGGTAGTTTCTTAGCTGGCTTTACTAGACCTTTTCAGACTATAGACAGGGCTGTAGGGTTTATTCGTGATACTGATATACACAAAGACAAAAGACAGAAAGCTGTCATTGACCCTGAAACAGGTAAGATGGAGCTAGTAAAAAGAAGTGGTACGGAAGTGTTTACTTTAGAGGCAACAAGATATCTAGACAATATACTAGACATATTCCGTGATGTTAATGAAGAGAATGATTTTAGTAAGTTACGTGTGTCAACTAGAGAGGGTGACTTGTATGATCCTAATCCGTTAGCCTCTATCTTTGGCGTAAGAGTAGTGCCATCTAAAACTGCTGCAGAAAAAGTATACACTATGGCAGGGCTACGAGGATTTAAAGCTAACAGAAGAAGTCAGGTAGCTATGTACGATAGGTTGTTTAACGAAACCCTGTCACCTTTACTAGAGAGAAAAGCCAGAGTTCTACTAGCAGATAAGAACTTTATAAATGGCACTAACACTTACAGAAGACAAGAAGTAAATAAAATATTAAAACAAACTAGAGCAGCAGTTAATCAAGCTATGCCTGTGTTGTCAGAGGATCACAGATTAAACAAGCAGAGATACGATACCATAAACTATTCTGGTAACAGTGAGCAATACAAGAATGCTAAGAAGACGTTTCACAAGATACGTTTAGATCAGCTACGAGATGAAGGTGCAACAGAGGAAGAGCTAGAAAAGTTAGAGATGAAAGATCCACTGACAATGACTCCCTCTGAGTTAAACCAGTTTAAAGCTATACTATCTCTGTATAAGAATGCTGCAAAACCATAGTAGCCGCCAACACTAAGTCAACGGCTACCATTTTATTTTAGACCATACTTTTCTGAAGCGTGTTTAGCTATCATAAGTATGTCATCTATGTCTTGTAAAGCCCTAGCTTTGTACAAACCTTCACTTAGGTTTTGTTCTATATGCTTTCTTACAGGCTTTAACTTTGTTTCTAACTCCTCATAAAAAAGCTTTAACTTTTTTTCCATGTGTATCTTTGCTTCACGTTCTAGATTCATTATACTTTTGTTGGTATCTCAGTACAATAAGCAGATACAGTAGCTTCAGGTGTAGGCTTTTGACTCATAAGTTCACTTCGTATATAAGCTGCACCATTTCTACACATCTCTATGGTGGGATAGACGTGATCAATTGCTTGGACTCTAACAAATCCTGGAGCAATAGACATTATGATCACTAGTACATACACTACTCTGTGCTTTCTGCTTTGTTAATTACTTCTTCAACTACCTCGTGGTGTTTAATCTCTGCTGACACTGATACCTTTGGTATGTAAGTTATTGTTTGTAACGCTATAAACACAGCCGCAATTAATGCAAATATTTCCATTTTATTTTCCTTTATGTTAAATCAACTAGCTCACACGCATCACCACTACAGGCGAGTGTTTGCATAGCTGCAGTGTTATCTTCCTTTTCATAATCACACAAAGCTGACCACTCTATGTTACGAGGCATGGCTTTGAGGAGTTTGTTGTACTCTTCTTTGCTACACTCTTGATAGGGTGCTTGTTGGTATGTGTGATCTGAGTGGGGTAGGAAGGATATACCACTCATTTCGTCAAAGTGTTTGTACACAAACGCACCTACATCTAGCCATTCATCATCACGAACAGTGCAGGTGATACTAGGTTTGTGTTCACACCAATGTCTTTGATACATTAGCCATGTCTCCAGTTGTTCAATAGCTGTTAGATCATTTCTAGTAACTGCTTTGTTAGGAGACTTTATAGGGAAACTAAACACTACAGTGGTGTCAGGTTTCATAACGCATGGCTCGTTTGGTATGCCTTGATCTTTCATAAACTGTGTAAGTGGATCGTTTACGTCAGCGCGAACAGTACGGATATAGTATGCACTATGACGAGAATGTATGCCACTGGCACTGTCAACCAACTGAGATACGGTTCCCGATGGCTTGTTGCAGCTAATCGAAACAGAGCAGGGTATGTTAAAAAGACCAGCATATTCAATATTAGTAGATACAGATACATTTCTTAAAAACTCCAATGTTTTATCAAGACCTTTATTCTTTGTTGTCATCAAAGGATTGTCCATTATCCCTGTGAGTGACACACCCAACAGTCGTTCTTCTTCGGTATTTCGCTGCCACACCTTTCGCAGATATGGGAACTTAGTATATGTGGACTGAACTGTTCCAAGAATCGTTGCAAGCCTGACTTTTCTCGCAATAGAATCCACATCATCTCCAGCCCTGACAACAACTTCCGTAAGATTGCAGAACTGATACGGCCTGAGTATGATTTCACTACAGGGATTAGTTCCAAACTCGTGTTCTGGATCACGCCTGTCATACTTTGCAGCTTGTTTCTTAGATGCTTCACGGTTAAATATCCCCCTTTCACCAGATTTACTTTCAACAAGTGATGACCACTCACGCAAGAAGGACTCCATGTCGGGCTTCTCTGTGTAAGATACAGAGTTGTTTGCTAGAGCACGATGCCCTGCGTTTTCCCACCACTGTCCTGACTTAGCATGACGCATACGATCATCACTCAGGTTCGACAATGATATCATAGCACTGCGTCTAACGCCACCAGAAACTACTATCTGTCCTACAAAACACATAATGTCGTGACACTCTAGTGCGTTTAGTTTACGTCCTTGTGCGTTCTTAAATGTCTGCACAGTAAAGTTAAACAGGTCAACCAATGGCGCTGGGCCTGATGCCCTACCACCAAACGTTTTTAGTCTAGCCCCTGCAGGTCTAATCTTAGACATGTTCCACTTAGGTATCTCACCAGCCCACAGTAAAGCTAGTAGCTGCCTGAAAGACTTAGCCCAACCCTCTTTGCTATCTTGCACTACAATAGTAGTCTCGCTATCGTACAACTCCGGCACTTCAGCTAGCTTGTTTATGTATTGTCTCTCAACACTGAAGCCAACGCCTGTGCCACACAGTAAGATAAACATAGCTTCATCAAAAGATTTAGGATCATCTACAGGTAAATAACTACAGTTGTAGATACATGTGTTGTCTCTATCTGCTGCTGCACCTGCAGTCATCATGGCTCTCATAGATGGCATAACTTCTAGATTAAGTATGGCTTGTCTTATCTCAGCATAATCTTTCTTGTCTAGCATATCACCGACAATGTTCTTCATGTAACGATCAACTGTCTCTGCCCAACTCTCACGTCTTAGTTCTTCTGGTAGCCACTTAGAATACCTAGATTTATGTATAAACGTTTGATAGTCTGTAGGCAGCACGTTACCTAACTCCAGTTCATTGTAATATTCAAATGCTTCGATGTCACTAGCGTTGATCATAATCTCTCCCTTATATTTAAATTTTCTATGTTCACATCGTCTATGTCGTGAAACGTATTGTGTATTAGATCGTGTACATCTTCCACGTGTGCATCCTCTACAGTTGATAGCACGTTACTTGGCTCTTCTACTTCTAGTAGAAATGTAACGCTAAACTTTTTCTTTCCTATCACTTGTGTATTTCCCTTAATGTTTCGTTAGCCCAGGTTAGATACTGCTGTGCTTTCTTTAAATCCTCTACAGGTGTAGCGTTCTTATACATAGCCCTGTGGTTATACTTCATAACATTACCTCTGCAGTATGCAACAAAACCTTCTTTTCCTAAGACTTGTTTAATATAATCTATACACTCAACCCCATCATTTAAATTATAGTGTGCAGGTTTATCTACTGGATCAAAGTCTAATGTAATTGTTTGTCCATTCATAGTAAGTGTATCAATAGTATCCATTATGCGCTTCCTTGTGTTTTTGTAAATCTAGTAAGCTTTAGAACTTTACCTTCTGTACCTTCTACCTTTTCGTACAGTGGAGTATCTTCTTCTTGTTCATAACCTACTAGTTCGTTTCTTCTTTCTTCTACTAAATTATATAGATCTTGATCGTATTGTGCAAGCTCTAAAAATGCACCCATCATAGTAGCTAGGTGTACTAAGTATGAAGTATCATCTGGATTTAATAAGCTGAGTTCACCTACAACTAAACCAGTGTTTAACTCTCCTGTCCAGTTACCTTTACCATCAAAAGAACAAGGCTTCAAAATTAAAGCTACTTCATCCTTTCCTATTACATATTTTGTCATGTTGTTTTCTTCTCCCCCTTAAAAGGTATAAGTTTAACTTTAATAGGTTTGCCTTTTTCTTTCAGCCATGCTTCAGGTATAATACGATGTTCCCATTTGAACTCGTGTTTATCACACCATTCACAGTATCTAGACTTTGCACCTTTGTACAACTTTGCTTTGCTGTTACTAAATACAAAACGTATGTCTAGCTCTGGATGTTGTTCTCGTATGGCTAGATGTTTACGTCTGTCCTCAGTATCAAAGATCCCTTTAGTTTCTATTATGATACCGTTGTCTAAAATAAAGTCAGGCGTGTACGTTCTATAGCGTAAGTCTTCCCACTCTATTTTTAAACGTTCATACCTGACTTGGTTTTGTTTATCTTTTAGGTAATCAGCAATATCACTTTCTAATCCACTGCGATACCTTCTAGAGTTACTCCTTCTTTTCTTTGGGCTTTTCAACCCACGCTTCGTTTTCTGGGGTGTTTGGGTCATCTGCTATAAAGTGTCCTTTTTCGTTACGAGCGCGAACCATTTCTGTCTCTTCGTTTAGAGACTTCTCTAGTTCTCGTGTCTTCATCTCCCCTACAAACTTAACGCATTGTAGCCAATGCTCTAGCATATTTACAGATACTAGGTTCTGCTGCAAAAGTTGCACTATCTCTTTTTCTTTATCAGACATATCGTCTGTCGCATAGTCTTTGTCATTAATTGTTATTGTAGTCATTAATATTCACCTCTTAGTTTTGTATAATGTACGGTTGGTGGTTCTTTCTTACCACTGTATACCTTCGATGGTAAACTCTTTAGATTAGGCCAGCATTTAATCTTATGGTTACAGAAAGTGCAGGACTTGGGTAGCTTGTAGTTACCGCTAGCTTTACCTCTGTATACCTCTGGCTCGTCTGTAAAGCATCTCTCAAATGGTGCATTGCTTTCAAGGTAGGTGTGTACATCCTTTATCTTTTGGATAACCATGTCCTTGTCTACGTCTGCTGCTGACACATATTTGAAGCTACCGTTGTTTTTATTTACAACCCACCAGCCACCAACTTTTTTGTTAGCTGCTGTGGCGTAGCCTACAAGCTGTGGCACATAACCAAAGGAGTCACTGCTGTTCAACGTGTAGAAGTCAACAAACTTATTATCGTATGACCAAGTACTAGCTGACTTAACATCGTCTATCTTACCATCCAGTAGCATGTCATACTCACCTGACAGTTCATCTTTATCGTTGAGTTGCATTGACACCTTTTCGTTATCACCAAACTGCACTCCAGATGCTCTGAGCAAACCTTTTAGTAGAGCCTCTACCATGTCACCAAATATCATATTGACTTTGAATGAAGTAGGCAGAGGCTCCTGATGATCGGGATCATTCTTCTCGAACCATAGCTGACACTTCGGACGCCCAACGTTGGACATCCTAAGTTTAAACTCTTTCTTTTCATCAGCAGCGTTGAACTGCTTGTCAAGAGCAGCACCAATATCTTCCTTGATTTTATCAATGATATCCTGAGACATCTCAGATTTACCTTCAATAGCACTCCTAAGATACTGATGCAAAGCTAGTTCAGCAGGGTGGTTCACTGGTCAAAGTCCTCCACATCAACTATGTTGGCAACTATATCTTGGTCAGATGGAGATAGTGTTTCCACATTATTCTCTTCCCACTTACCAATAACGTACTCGTTACTAGAATCAATGTAGTCCAAGAAGTTCTGCAGTGTTTCATTATCACCGTCAGCCAAGCCAACGAACTCACTGAGTGAGGCGTTAGTTACCATGTAGGGGTTACCGTTAGGCAAGCTACGTGTTTCACCAAGTAGAGCTATGGTATGCTCTGCAGGTGAGATCTTCTTCTTCATTAGTTTACCCACTACGCCATCAATAAACTTGAGACTATCTCTGTTTTTAACGTCCATTACAAAGTCAAATTCGTCATCGTAACCTGTAGCAGGATCACCACCTTCGTAGAAAGCGCCAACTAGTTTAGCTTTACCCATCATAACTTTGACACGGCTAACACTGCGTATCAAGTCCTGTTGATCTTTGGGCAGAGCTTGGAAGTCCTTGATGTAACCTGACGGTCTACCAAGATTAAACGTACCAAGTGTATCTTTCAAATCAACGTTGAGTGAGTTGGACATGACAGACTTTTGCATAGTTTTGTTTTCACTATCCCAACGCTGCCACTTCTGACGCTCTGCAAATAGTCTCACTTCTACTTCTCTGGCATATACCACATCATCTTCAGATGTAATCTTGAACACAGGTGAAGAAGCTACCTTACCATCAACAACTTCTTGTATAACTGTACCTGTAATCCTACGTAGACTAGACTGTGACTGTGCTGCTGGGCTTGAGAAACCCATAGCATCAGACAAGTTCATGTTGTCTACTTTAAGTGCGACTGCATTTTCCATAATTTTACCTTTCATATGTAAAAAGTTTTAGAGTTAGAGTTATATCATTAAACGTCCTTTGTGTCAAGCCAGTTGTCTCCTATTTTTGATTCTAATAACAAAGGTACGTTAACTTTTATATTATATTCTTTTTGAATCATAGCATTTAGATTAGTGTTAATCAAACTAATTATACTTAACACATCATCTATTTCATCAGGGTGTGTGTCAATTACCATACTATCGTGGACACTGTTGACTAAACATGAGTGCATAGGCTGTAACAAACGGTCAAGTTCTATCAGTACAACTGGTACGACATCTCCTGTAGCGAAGCCTTGCACAGGATAATTCTTAATCATAGTAAAGTGCGACACAGTGCCGTTCTCTCTACGTATGACATCAGGAAATGCGTACTGTCTACCACTGACGTTGGTTATCTTACCCTCGTTAACAGCCTCGTTACCTAATCTGGTATGCCAACTAGCTATGCCTTTGTACTTCTCAACAAACTCTTTGTAGTACGCAGCTTCTGCTTTTGATCTACCATATCCAGTAGCACCAAAGAGAGGAGCGAAGGTGTGTGCCTTTGCTTCCTGCCTAGTTGTAGGTTGTCCTGCGTCACTGATAACCTTTGCAGTGTAGGAGTGTACATCAAACCCTGTATCTATCTCGTGCATTGCTGTCTTGTCCTGTGCTAAGAACGCAGCCGTTCTGAACTCAAGTTGGGCAAAGTCAGACTCAATAATTTTGCCACCCTCCCATCTTGAGATAAACACACGTTTTATTGGGAAGGTTCCTCCTCTGGGCATGTTTTGCATGTTGGGATTTCGTCCAGAAAATCTACCTGTACTGGTGATATGCTGGGTAAGGTTGATGTGTAGTTTGTCACTTGTTTTACAGTTGGTGATAATACCATCCACAAAACTACTAAGATAACTGCTAATAGCACTAAGCCTTTTAAGGTCTTGAAGGAACTCATTTGCTTTCTCCATGTTGTTGTTTTTAGCTGTGGCTATCAATGCATCTAAGTTTGTTTTACCTACACCGAAGCCATTGGCACTGACCCACTTCTTACTTGGTGGAAAGAACCCAAGCCCTGCCATTTCGTTTGTTGCTGTGAGTAGGAAACCCCTAGCTTCACAGGCTTTGCATTTGTTTGGTATCTTATGTAGTGTACCATCCTTTCTTGTTTTGTGTACTTTGCCACCACCATTACAAGTAGGGCAAGTGCTTGCTTTTGTTTTAAAGATCATCTTGCTATTCTTTTTTACTGCATCCTTAAAACCTTTGTCGTCCACGTATTCAAAGATGTCTACCCATTCTTTTTTATCATTAGGCTTACGGCTAAAAATTACCCACGACATCTGCTCTGGTGAGTTGAGATTAATAGGTGTGCCACCCATCAACTCTCGTGTGGTGGTTTGCAATCTATCAAGTATTTCTTTTCGCTCTCGCTCGAATCTATCACGGACGTGTTCGAGGGCATGTCTATCCACCCTGATTCCTGCCATTGACATTCTTGTGAGGACTTTGCAGGTTCTAAAGGTAACGTCTTTGACTGCTCGAAGGGAAGCGGAGGCTGGGGTTGAAAAGTCAGCTTCAGTGGCTTTGTACAACTCGCCAGTGGTAAGCAAATCATACTCAAGATAATGGCTGAGTTCGTCAAGTGGTATCTCATTTGTGTTGTATCCTTTCTTGTAGTACGCTTTAAGCGTATCGTCTTTCTTATACTGTAAGTTACGTCTGATAGCACACTGCTCCAAACTTAGTGGTTGTTTTTGTCCACGTAAAAGTAAATATTCTGCAAGCATTGTGTCATATATATTACCATCATACTTGAAGCCATTAGCCCAAAGCCAGGCTAGATCATACTGTAGGTTATGTCCTATCAGCAGCGTTGTGCTGTCTAGCATCCTCTGTAAAACACAGTCATTCTTTTTGTGTTTGTCTGTGGCTTCTTTGTGGTCAAACGGTAACAGTCTTTTCTCTCCTGTATCCAAACACAGCACACCCACCTCAGTAAGTGTATTGCTTGGCTCGTAAGGATCGTTGAATATCTTACCATCTCGTAGAGTTATTGAGTTCTCTACATCTACTACTCTTCTCATGCTGAGTACCTTGCTCTCTCTCCATCTAACTGACAGTGGACAACCCCATGCCATCCACCCTTTAGTTTATTCTTAGCTACGTTCAAGTGTCGCTGTGTGTCTGACTCATACTCACCCTCTACTTGTGGGTTCTTAGATATCAGTATCATCAGATCGCACTCAGCAGCTTTACCTGTCTTACTACCCTCAAGCATAGACTGGTCTACATATATTTTACCCTCTGCCTCTGCTGATAGCTGAGACATCCAGATAACTGCACAGTCATACTGCTTGGCTATATTTCTGGCGTGTATGGCTGCATCTTTGAGATACACGTGGGAGTCTGCACCTGTCTTGTTGGCAAACTTGTCACCCATATCTAGCACTACGATATCAGGATTGTGATGCTTTACTACAGCCTCAACCCACACCATGTCTTTGCCTGTGCTGTCTACTATACGTATGTTGTCGTACACTGGCTTGTACCTTGTGGACGCAAGAGCGTAGTTGTCCTTGATCTCTTCCATAGGCATGTTAGATGCAGCACTGAGATACCTAGCACCTACACGAGTGTAGTCCTCTTCGTTACACAGGACGATACACTTAGCACCCTGTCTAGCAAATCCACGCTCAGAGGCAATCAGAGAGGCGTGGAAGGATGTCTTACCAGTGTTAGGTCTAGCACCCACTAAAACTAGATGTCCACCTGATATGCCCTCTACCTTGCGCTGCAGTGACGGTATGTTAAACTGCCACTTAGATTGTATCTCATTAGCCACCAACAGATTGTCAATAGATATGTCACCCCACTCTACTTTTAAGTTGGGTAGGAAGTTATCTTGATAGTCTGTGATTATGTTACGTAGTGGCTCCAGTGTATTCTTCTCACCATTCACGTAGTCAAAGCCTAAGTTAGCTACCTCTTCACCTACTACTTGTTGGAATAGGTTAGACATAACTTCTTGAGCTACCTCTTGGTTCATGGGTTTTTCTTGCCGGAGCTTATCAAACAATCTTTTGTAAGACTCTTTGTTAGCTGTGGTCAATGTCTCTCGTGTAAAGAACAACCCCTCTAACTCTGAGAAGTTTAAATCCTTGTCGAACTGACTCATAGCGTAGTCTATAGTTCTCTTGACCTTACGAACATCTTTAGTAAACAGCTTGTCAGGCGTATGTATACCTTTGTTACTGTCATAGAACTCCTTATCCATAAGTGTCCTAAGTAAGGCTAACTCTCCATTTTCCATTCTACTCTCCTTAAATCGGGTTCATCATTTTAAATATCTCGTACCAATCTGAACCCTCTATTGCTAACCACATCAGTATAGGTACACCTATTATAAAAAATATACATACTAGAAACGCCCATCCTAAACCTTTTGTTGTGCAATACTGTTCGCTCACCTGTTAAATCCTCTGCTTGTCTGTTGTATTTGTGTTGATGTCTCATCTTCCCAACCATCCTGTACTGATTTACAGGATTCTTTTGGGCATGATGTGTGCTTAGTTGTGTCGAAGTACTCTTCACATATATCACATTTTACTTCTTTATATCTTCTCATTACTATTAGCTTTTCTTTTTTCTGCTGCAGCTTTACGTTCCATGTTGTTCATAGGGCGTATAAAAGTCTTTACGCCCATATGATCCTGTAGTTTCTTTTGCTTGTACGCTACGTCCTCCTCAATACTTCTGCGTTGAGTTTCAGATAGCGTCTTTGCGCTGAGAGTTCTTATCATACGATAAATATCTTTAGTTAGTTGACTCTCTTTTTTGTTCATCTTCAGTTTCCTTTATGTGTTGCAATATTGTCACAGCTTCTTCGTTTGCTATCTTGAACCACTCACCTTGTCTCTCACCACACAGGGCAGCAGCTTTGTGAGCTACACGTTCTGCTCTGGCTCTGTCAGGTGTCGCTATAGCGTGAACTAACTGGTAGTCACGCATAGGTGAGCTTGTTTGATATCCGTTAAGTCTATCCTCTGCATCAATAGCCATACCTATCTTGACCCACTCAGGCCAAGCTGGGTTAGTAATAACATAAATGTATCCCTCTTTTACTTGTTTATCCTTTTGTAAAGCTGTGAATGCAGCATCACCAAATGATGTATATCTGCCAGGTTTATGTAGAGGATGATCGTTTGATATATACTTACCATCAACCCACATGCGTTTAGGGTTGTGTTTGGGATTACTTTTGTTATTTCTTTTTCTTTGGGTTTCTGAATCGTTACCTTTTTGATAGTAGTATGGCTTACCTGTTCTTGGGTTAATCTCCTGAGACATCATGTTTTGCTCCTTTATGCTTGTCTTTACGTTGGGGTCTAGGTTTCTTCTTATCGGGTACTACTTGTTGTCTATACTTTGATTGTCTTACCTCCTTCGCCATTGGGTTTTGTTTGTTTGTGTGACTTTTCTGCAACATGTATCCATTCTCCTATCTGTTCTATATCTTCTGGGTCTTGATACTTTACATCATCACGCAATCTTATTGCTCTTGTAGGTATATCACACCACGCTTCTATTTCTTTACGCATAATTAAAGTCTTTCTTAGTGCGTCTGGATCGAGTGCAACCATAACATAGTTAGCGTTATCACTCAAGCATTCTTTGTGTGCATCGGTCAGGCTTGTACCTAATAAAGCAAAACCTGTGACATTTGGGTATACTTTTGCGACAGTTACTGCACTAATTACGTCTTCTACTACAATGTAGACACCATTAGGCTCACCGTAGCAATACTTGGCATACTCTGCTGCACCACCGTAGCGTAACCACTTGGGTTGCTTACCGTCCAGCGCTCTTCCTATTGCATCTACTATAAGTCCATCATTGTAGATAGGAAACACCGCACGTTTATCTTTAAGATCGTACAGTAAGTCTATGTTTTCTAAGGGATTTGCGTACTCGCCCACCCAGCGCATACGAAATCTATTTACATATTTGTTACTTACGTCAGTCGTTACATGTTCTGGATAAACAAAGTGCTCTAACCTCTTGTTTATATTACCTGTTTCGATCAGGGGCGTGACTAGATAGTGCTCTAGCTCATCCTTTGCTATACCTGTGTTAGCATAGCCTCCTACATCACACGATATCTTGTAACAGTTGTAAGCTATGCAGCCATTACGTTTGGTAGCAGTAAAAGTATTTTTACCTTTACATCTAGGGCAGTCATGTCTGATAGTCTGACCCTCAGATATATCTAAACTATTGATATCTATAAACATTATTTCTTATCCTTGAATGCTTGGCGCTGGGCTAGTGCTTCTGATGCACCAGTGTACGTGTGTTTGATATAAGGAGTCAAGCTATTTATGTTAGTGTGTCCACTTACTTGTTTGATCTGTGTTATATCTACACCAGCTTCTACCATCTCAGTGATAGCTGTACGCCTCATGTCCATAGCTGTAAGATGTCGAGGTAGCCCAGCAGCTTCTAATATTGCATTGACGTACACGTGTAGCATTTCTTTACTGTAGGGCTTGTATGCACCGTCACTAGGGTAAACCTGTGGTGTCACTAGAACCTGAAAGCCAAACGTTTCGTGCTGTTGCTTTAGCACGTGCATCAAT